AAACGGCATCAGAGGAGGGTCAGCTACTGTCCACTTTCCTATCTGGCATCAGGAAATCGAAGACATCCTCGTCCTCAAAAACAACAAAGGAACAGAAGACAACAGAGTAAGAAAGTTAGACTACAGTATACAAATCTCCAAACTATTTTATGAAAGGTTTATTAAGAATGAGGATATTAGTCTTTTCAGCCCTCACGATGTGCCTGGCCTCTATGACGCTTTTGGTACTGACGAATTCGACGGAATCTACATACGAGCCGAGGGGCAAACAGATATTCCGAGAAAAACTATTAATGCACAGGAGCTCATTCTAGATCTCCTTAAGGAGAGAGCAGAGACTGGTCGGATATACATTATGAATATCGACCATTGTAATAGCCACTCATCCTTTAAGGATAAGGTTAACATGAGTAACCTATGTCAAGAGATTACTCTACCTACTGACCCCATACAACACATAGATGGTGAAGGTGAGATAGCATTGTGTATTCTATCTGCTGTTAACGTAGGTAAGATTAATAAGATTGAAGAGTTGGATGAGTTATGTGAGCTTGCAGTAAGAGGATTGGATGCACTGATAGATTACCAGTCCTATCCAGTTGATGCTGCTAAGAGGTCTACACTCAACCGTAGGTCTCTTGGTATAGGTTACATAGGTCTAGCACATTACTTGGCTAAGAATAATGTAAAGTATGACGATCCTAAGGCATGGAAGTTAGTACATGATTTGACTGAGAGATTCCAGTATCAACTACTGTCTACATCTAATAGGTTAGCGATGGAGAAAGGTCCATGTGGTTACTTTGGTAAGACAAAGTATGCTGATGGAATACTACCTATCGATACATATAAGCAAGAGGTAGATGAGATAGTACCGAATGACTTATCATGTGATTGGAATGTATTACGGGAGCACATACAACAGCATGGTCTTAGGCACTCAACATTGTCCGCACAGATGCCTTCGGAGAGCAGTTCCGTTGTGTCAAATGCAACCAATGGAATCGAGCCACCTAGAGACTACCTGTCCGTTAAAAAATCAAAGAAGGGGCCTCTTAAGCAGATTGTTCCATCCTATACCACACTGAAGAATAACTATACTTTACTGTGGGATATGAAGGACAATACAGGTTACATCAAAGTAACAGCAGTGATGCAGAAGTTCTTTGACCAGGCAATCAGTGGTAACTGGAGTTATAATCCAGAGAATTACCCTGATTCAGAGGTACCTGTATCTGTTATGGCAAATGATTTGCTGACAACCTATAAGTATGGTTGGAAGACTTCCTATTATCAGAATACATATGATGCTAAGAAGGATCTTGATGAACCAACCCATCCTATTGGATGGCACGATGAGCAGACAACTAACGTTGACTCTCTAATCAATGAATTATTAACTACTGAGGAGGAAGCTTGTGACAGTTGTGCAGTCTAGGGAAGTCAAACAAATGACAGTGTTTAACTCTAACCCAGTTAACACTACAAAACAATACATGTTTTTTGGGGCACCACTAGGTGTCCAACGTTACGATTCATACCGTTACCCTACGTTTGATCGACTGACACAGCAACAGTTAGGTTATTTCTGGAGACCTGAAGAGGTATCACTTCAGAAAGACCGTGCTGATTATTCAACATTGAATGCACAACAGAAGCATATCTTCACTAGCAATCTGAAGTATCAGATTATGCTGGACTCAGTGCAGGGTCGTGCTCCTAGTATGGCATTCGTGCCTTACTGTTCACTACCTGAGTTAGAAGCATGTATGACAGTGTGGGGATTCATGGAGATGATACACTCTAGATCCTATACACATATCATAAAAAATATATACGCAGATCCCACCGAGGTATTCGATACTATTCTAACTGATAATAATATACTCTCAAGAGCAGAGTCAGTTACTAAATCATATGATGACTTCCTAAACTATGCACAAGAGTATGGACAAGGAAACTTCTGGCAAGCAGGTTCAAAGGGATCTCCTTCAGCAGAGTGGACAGTCAAAGACCTAAAGAGGTCTCTCTATAGAGCAGTCGCTAACGTTAATATACTAGAAGGTATTAGATTCTATGTGAGTTTTGCTTGCTCCTTTGCCTTCGGTGAGAATAAATTGATGGAAGGAAGTGCAAAAATCTTAAGTTTAATTGCACGAGATGAGTCACAACACCTGGTGCTCACACAACAGATACTAAAAAATTGGAGTGAGGGTAAGGATGACCCAGTGATGCAGGAAATTGCTAAGGAAGAGAAGGAAGTTGTAACAGAAATGTTTAGACAATGTGTAGATGAAGAGAAGGCATGGGCTGATTATCTATTCAAACATGGTAGTATGATTGGTCTTAACGATAGGTTACTACATCAGTACGTAGAGTGGATTGCTAACAGACGTATGAAAGCAATCGGATTGGAACCTATATACGATCAACCCCTCAGAAATAACCCTCTTCCTTGGACAGAGCACTGGTTAAATTCTAAGGGACAGCAAAACGCACCACAAGAAACGGAGATTGAATCTTATGTCGTTGGAGGAATCAAACAAGATGTCACAGAAAACACTTTCGCAGGATTCTCTCTTTGAGGATGTTGATAAAAATTGGGAAAAGGTAATGGAGAATGCAGGACAAGATCCACTACCATATAATGCCACAGAAATTTGGGACATGGAAAGACGCTTGTGGCAACAGCGTCAGAACAAAGACATAGACGAGCCTTCGTATTAGTCTTGTAATATACTTCCAGTACGAGTCCTTGAAGCAGCAAACATGTTCTCTATTTCGAGGACGTAGTTGCTATTAATAAGAATCTTTTTTGCTTCAGTTATCTCTTCTGAATAAAACTTTAGAGGTTGGTCGTTGTTGTGAGAATCACCAGACATATGTATTGTGTTGAATTTTACATATTATATTATACACAATCCCTGACAAAACAGGGGTTTTTTTATACTGTTTTTAGATTTGCTTGACAAGAGTTGACAAGAGTGCTATATTAAATTTGTCCGACGGGACATCGGGAGTGACTGAATAATCTTTCTGGCATATAGCTGGATAAGGTGATGAGACACAGGTGGTGCTGCATCGAAAGATGAATCGACTTACCAGTCGGGTCTCAGGCAGAGGCGAATCTTACTAACTGTAGTAATGCCCTCCTCTTGTTGGTAATACAGCAATCCAACCTCCCCTATTACACCACACACAGACTGTAACATCCTGGACAACAATGTCAGGGTTTGCGGTTATATATAGTAAGTGGGTAGCACCGCTACCTTTACGTTCAACCCGAAAGGGTCGCAAGTAAGTCGCGGAACGGATCGTTCATCCCACAAGGGACGCAAACGACTAAAGGAACGGACCTAAAAATCCAATTACTTTAGGAGTAAGACCATGAAATTAGTTTACAGAGGAAAGGAGTACGACACAAACGATACTCCAGTCGAGTCAAAGGATTCTTCTAGTGAAAGACTCTATCGTGGAGTCAAGTATACTAGGACACAAGGAAAAGGATGGCAATTAACATCTGCTAATGGTGCCTACAGAGGAGTAAAATTCAAAGTAGATCACACTGGAAGGAGATTAGTTGCTTCGTAGTTTAAGTTAAGAAACCGTGACTAAACAGTAACAGAGAGGGATGTCTTGACATACCCTCTCTTTTCGTGTACACTAAATAGGATATAACATTTAGGTGCATGATGAAAATATTTTTAGACTGCTCCGATACTGAGCTTATCGCTCAAGGGTTTGCGACAGGTCTAATTGATGGTGTTACCACCAATCCGTCGTTGATGAAGAAGGCTGGCCAGGATCCTAAAGAGGTCATCCAACAAATTTCTGAAATTTTTCCTTGGGATGCATCCATTTCAGCAGAAGTAATATCTGACACTGCTGATGGTATGATTGAAGAAGCACAGCAATATCTGGAGCTAGGATCAAATATCACAATCAAAGTCCCGATGACCAGAGAAGGTCTGAAGGCATGTAAAGAATTAACTACTGATGAAATACCAGTTAATGTCACGTTGGTATTCAGTGCAGGTCAAGCAGTCCTAGCAGCGAAAGCAGGTGCAACATATGTGTCTCCTTTCATTGGTAGATTGTATGACCAATATTGGGATGGCATAACACTCGTGGAGGAAATAGCAGATGTATATGCTACACATGAAGTCAAGACTCAGATTCTTGCTGCTTCCATTAGGGAAGCTCACCAGGTACCCGCTTGCTTTAGAGTGGGAGCTGATATTGTTACTCTGCCTTGGGACATTTTCCACAGGTTATATGATCACCAGCTTACTGACGTAGGACTGGAAAAGTTTAACAAAGATTGGGCACAATTGCAGGAGGAACTAAAATGAATGGACGCTTATCCAAAGTAGAGATGACCGCCAAACTTATGAAGCTCAAAGTTGAGCTAAAAGATAAATGTGATCGTAATGAAATGGGTGAGTGGGAATGTGTAGGTGCTGACAAGTACCTAAACAGATCCTTAGATATCTTAGAAGAATACTATCAATGATAAAAGAAAACCTTAAGGTGCTGGTAGCAGATTTAGAAAGGGCTATCGCAGAAATAAAAGCAGAAGTATATTCAGACCCCGATTCTTATCGTATAGATAGAGGTGATGGAGTTAAATCCTATGCCCAAATCAACGATGAAGACGGAGAATGTGACTGATGAAAAAGTTTCTACAATCGATTATGACAATCCCTGGTACTACCAAGGTTCAGCTTTCACTTCTGCTGATATTGGCGAGTTCTTCGGTTACGTCTACTGTATTACAAATCTCGAATCAGGGAAGAAGTATATCGGTAGGAAGTATTTCTACCAGAAACGAAAGCCTAGAGGTGGTGGACGCAGGAGGACGAGTGAGAGTAACTGGAAGGCATACTACGGATCTTCTAAGGAACTTAATGATGACAGGAAACGCCTGGGGAAGGATTCCTTTAGAAGAGAAATCATCTCCCTCCACAGAACAGCAGGAAAAGTAAACTACGAAGAGACAAGACAGATGTTCCTTCATAACGTGCTGATTGAAGCCAATGAAGATGGGACACCTGTGTATTACAACAGCAATATACTTGGTCGGTATATGAAGAAGGACTATTTCATAACTGGCACAATGACTTGACACTCCATGAGACTTCATATATAATAACATCATTACGAGAGACAAGTATGGCTTGCGGACTACACACGAAACTGGAGGCAGCATACGCTGCTACAAGAGAAGCATTTGATGAAGCACATAAGACTGATGCATTGGCAGATACTACTTTGAATCTATTGTTTGTATACTATCAAGGGATTAAAAAGATAAAGGAAGAGTTAAAGGATCATACACATGAAGATATTGTATTGCCTGATGGTACCTATGACCCAGATTATAATATAACTCTGCCTACTGACTCACTTAACTTTGACATTAATAACCTGGCATATGATGCATCAGCACCTGTAACCTTTGGTGCTCCTGCTAGTGAGGATGTATTATCATTTACCACAACTGGTAACACTACTGTGACAGTACCTGAACATGAGGATGATGAGAAGATAGTTCTCTAGTCTTTGCCAATAGACTCTAAACTAGATGGTTGTCAAAGAAAGATAGAAGTCTATAACTAGGGGAGCACATGCTCCCCTTTATACTATGCAGTTTTTACCCAACACAGAGATTTTAGTTTGTCAGATACCTGATGAACCGTTTGAAATGTTAAAGGAGGGTGCTTATAAAGGTATTAGTGATAAGCAATCCTTAGATGACCCTCAGTATGCTTCTATCAGGCAAGAGTATACTATGCCTATACCAGTGTTGTTTCAGGTATGGTTACAGGGTGTTATTGATAACATGTTTGAGATGCATAAGGAGAGGTATGGG